GCCTCCCGCTTGGTGATGGAGTAGCCGGTGAAGCGGCTGGGGTGCACCCAGCCACGGCCCGCCCCCACGGTGACCTTCAGCCCGCCTGCGGCTGTCACCGGGAAGTCCTCAGCGGAGCTGAATACGCCGCTGGTGAGGCCCGCAAGGTAGGCCGCCACGTCTGCGGCATCGAAGTCGTAGTCGTTGGCGGGGTATAAAACGATTTTGCTCAAAAGATCATCTCCTTACAGCTTGCGCCAGACCGGCGTACCCAGCCGCACGGTGCGGGTGGTGCTGTCGCTCTGGCTTTGGGTGATGACATCGGCCACCCGAACGGTGGCCTTGTAGCCCAGCTCCGGGATGGTGCAAAAGGCCACGTCACCAGGGGAGAGCCCCTCGGCATCAATGGTCAACTCAATGGAGCCGGTACGGAGCTGTTCCAGCAGTTTATTCGTACCCCGGGCCATGAGCCGCTCGAGGTAGGCTTGGCTTTTGGTGGTCTCGCCCTTTTCCTCGTCCGGCTGCACGTCCCGGGCATCCACATACAGCTCCCGCCGGTCGGCCCCGGTGGCATCCGTCAGGCCCACGGTCACGGTGGCCCGGTTCTCGCCCTCACCGGCCCCCTGCACCACGGCGACGTTTGCGTAGTCGCTGTCACCAAAGGCCCACGCAGCCTGCTGCAAGTTGCCCCACTTGGTACTGAACCTGTTGTTGGGGTCGGCGGTGGGCCGGTAGACCTCGAACAGCAGCTTCTTATCTGCGTTCTTGCCTGCCAGCCGCACCCGGAAGCCCAGATCACAAGCCGCGCCGATGGTCATCAGGTAGTCCATGATGCTGCCGCCGGAGGTCTGTGCAGTGTAGGTGGTGTCGAAGCCCACAGCAGCACCCAGCTCCAGCTTGGGCCATGGCTGCATTGCGCTGACCAGTCTGCGCATGGCCTGTTCCGCGTTCTCGTTCTTCACGATGCTGGTACCGGCCCGCTTGGTGAAGATCCACGTCCCCGGGAAGCCGGTGACCACTAAGTTGCTGTCCTGATTCTCGTTGCTCCGGTGGCAGATGCGCATGGGCACATCGCTGTCATTGCGGCGCAGCCAGCGGCCCTCCCGGAGAAGAGCGAGGTTCTCCTCGGTGGGCCGCACTTCCAGCGTCATGCTCCCCTCGGTGTTGTAGGGCTCGTCCCAGTAAAGGCTCACCCACACCTCCACCCGGCCCAGCCGGGCGAGGGTCAGCTCGTCCAATACGTCCAGCGTCACGAGATCACCTCCGGCAGGATGCCCGAAACCATGGGATAAAAGCGCACCGTCACCTGCAGGCTGGTCTCGCCGCTGTCGGCGGTGGCTTTGAGTAAGTTGTCGCCCGGGGCCAGCTCCAGCAAGTCGCTGTCCTCATCCAGCAGGGAGAAGATGTTCTCCTCCGTGCCGTCCTCTGTCCGCTTGACAGCCAGCTTGTCGGTGGTGGTGCGGTAGATCTCGATGACCTGCCCCGGGGTCAGGGTGGTCAGGATGCGGATGCTCTGGCCCGTGATGATGTTCAGCACGCAGGGGTTGACCACCGCACCGTCGCTCTTGAGGGTGGCCGTGAAGGGCACAGCCAGCGCCCCGGGGTTACAGGCATTCAGCCAGCCGACAGAGGTACGCACACCGAACCGGTGGGGCTTGGAGTAGTTGACCGGCAGCCTGAAGCTGGGCACAAAGCCGTTGATGCAGAAGCTCTGGGCGGTCAGGTCGTACCAGAAGGGTTTCGGGCAGAAGAGCATGAAGGCCAACACCGGGTAGGGGTGGATGCTCTTTGTGTAGGGGGTCTTGGAAAGCACGAAACGGCAGAAGTATTTATCCTCGAAGTACATTGTGCCGCTGGTGAAATAGGGCAGCTTTTCCAGCAGTAATTCCGCATCCGCATCGCCGTGGGAGCTGTGGCAGTGGATGATGAGCTCACGGCTCACCCCGGCCACGCTCTGGCGCTCCACGCTCACGCCCACCTGGTTCACACCTTGAGCGGTCTGCACGTCCACGTCCACGCCGTTGATGGGGTCGAGGGAGTAGGGCGTGCCGTAGGCCCACCCGATGTCGAGAGTGGCCCCGGCATCCGTGACCAGCTGCAAATGGTCTTTTCTGAACGGCATCTCGGTGCCCTCCTTTCATCGTTTCTGGGCCTTGGCCCGGTCGGCTTCCCAGCGTGCTTCCCGCTGGAGGTCTGCCGCCGTCTGGGCCTTGGAGTAGATATTTTGGTTGATGATGGTGTCGCCCTCCCGGTGGTACTGGTTGGCGGCTGCGGCCACCTGTGCCGTGCCGGAAGCGGCTACGCTGCGAGAGATGGCCATGTTGTCCGACAGCACCAGCGTGTTGGCCTGCCGCACCATCTCGGCCAGCTTGGAATTTGCGGCCAGCAGGGCCTCGGTGTTGGCCTCCACAGCGTCGGTCAGGTCTTTGTCCGGGGTGGGGGCCGTCGGCGTGGTGGAGCCGGTGTTTGCGCCTGTGGTGGTCTTAGCGATGTCATCCAAACTGCGCTCCACCTTTGTCTGGACCCCGTCCACATAGGTGGTCACGGTCTTGTAGGAGCGTTCCACGCCGTCCACCAGCTTGGTACCTGCCTCGGTGACGGTCTTGGTCACCCTCTGGGTGATCTTGCCGGTCTCATCCTGCAGCTTCTCGGTGAGCACTTTGGTGGTCACGGTGCTGCCGTCTGCAGTGGTGGTCTTGCTGGTGTCGGTCATGCTCTCGATGACCTTCTGGGATTTGGTGGAAGTGCCGGAGCCGCTGGGGTTGTTGGCAGCTTCCTGCTGCTTTTTTCGCTCGGCCTGCCGGGCTTTGCGGTCGGCGGCGATCTTGTTGGCGTAGTCCCAGGCTGGATTGCTGATGTAATCCACATGGTCGCCCCAGAGCCACGCCACAGCGTTGTAGGCGGTGATCAGGCCGTTGATGAGGATGATAAAGCCCTCGATGCCCGCCGCCACAATGCGCATCAGGCCCTCGAAGATGTAGCTCATAAAGTCCTCAACGCCCGCCCAGACGGACTGGAAGCCGTTGGCCACATCCTTGTTTTTGCCGGAGAAGTTCAGCAGGGCACCCACCAGCATCCCGATGAGGGAGATGACGAAGAGGATGGGGTTTGCGTCCATGGCGGTGTTCAGGGCGATCTGGCTCGTGGTTGCGCTGGCTGCGGCGGGCACGAACTGCGCCACCAGACCCATGGCCATTTGGCTCAGGTTCCCGAACACGCCGGAAAGGGCGCTGCCCAGCTGGTTCAGGGCCCCCATAGCTACGGCCTGAATCTGGGTCTGCTGCTCCTTGGTGCAAGCCTGCCAGAAGTAGCTGGCCGCCCACAGACCCAGGCTCTCGAGGTCACCATCCTTGAGGGCCGTTGCCAGCGTCTCGATGGCCCCCAGCGCGTCCGTCTGAATGTCAGACTGGATCTGCGCCCAGCCCTCGGTGAGCTTGGTGCGGAACTGCTCTGTGATGGTGGCCCCTACGGTGGCAAAATCCGGGCCGTAGTCGTTGAGGGTCTGTGCAATGCTCTGGATGGCTTCCTGTGCTGCCGGAGCCCCGGTGTTGATGCCGTTGACAAGGCCCTGCGTGACATTCTCGCCGATCTCGGTGAACACCTTCGAGGGCGAGTGGATGCCCAGCACGTTCTTGACGGTGCTCACCATGCCGCTGACTTTGCCCTTGACTGTGGACACCAGCGTGTCCCACATCCCGGTGATGCCGTTCAGCAGGCCGGTGACGATGTTCTCGCCGATGTGGCCCCACTCATCCATACTGCCGTCCCACACGCCGGTCAGTTTTGCGATGCAGGCAAGGGCGGCTTCGCCCAGGTTCTCAATGCTGCGGATGATACCGTCTACCAGAGTGGTCAGAAGGGCCGCACCACAGTTCAGAAGGTCGGGCAGATGGGAGATCAGCGCGGCAGAAAACTTGGCGATCAGCTCCGCTGCTGCTGTGATCAGCTGGGGCAGGTTGTCGGTGATGCCGATGATGAGCTGCTCTACAATCTGGATGCCCGCGTCCATCAGGTCTCCTGCATGGTCTGACAGATAGTGGGTGAACTGAACGATGAGCTTTGTGGCGGAGGTGATTAAGCTCGGTAGGTTATTGGCTATTCCCTGAGCCAGAGCAGCCATCACACCGGCAGCGGCATCAAGCATTGCAGGTGTAGCTGCTACGATATCCTCTGCAAGCTGAACGATGATCTCTGTACCGGAGGTTACCAGCCCCGGCAGCTGTGCGGTAACGCTGGCGGCCAGATCGGAGATGATCTGACCCGCTGCCTGAAGCATCGCCTCGGGGCCGCCCTCAGACAGGGCGCTTGTCAGAGTAGAGAAGCATTCGGAGCCCCACTTGGCCGCCTCGTTCAGGCTGGGCTCCAGATAGTCGTAGATACCCAGCTGCAGGCCCTCCAGGGCGCTCTGCATGATGGTGACGGAGCCCTGCAGGTTGTCCAGCTGTGTCTCTGCCATCTGGGCCATAGCGCCGGAGTCACCGGCTGCCTCGCCCGCTGCGTCGATCTGCTGGGCCAGTGACTCCCACTGCTCACCCTGCGCCGCCAACAAACCGTTGACGGCTGCG